CTCTAACATACGCTCATTTACTGCATTAGCTATGTTATATCTACGTTGTGTAGAGCCAACTTTAGTATCTATTATATCAACAGCTGCTTTAGTTACAGCAATTGGAATGTCAATGATACCCATTGCATAGTCTTTACGGAACTCTCCGCTTTCTTTTAGTAATGAACCTAAGGCTTGGTAGCCAACTTTAACGTCTTTAATGAATGACATAATTATAAATGTATTAAGTGAGCCCGCTATTAGATAGATAGCACGATTGCGTGCAGGCATTACGCAAAAATGCTATGAATGTCCAATACAAGTTACAGGGGTATGTAAAAGTTTGGGACATGGTAGGGGCTACTTAGCATAAAGTATCCCTCCCTGAAAAATAGAAATAAAATTTTTTTATAGTATATTTGCATAAAAGAGATAATACAATGGCAAGACAGAATTTTTATGAGCAACAACAACGAGACAATGTTAGATTGCAAAGAAGTCCATATCAAAACAATAGAATGGGGCAACCTGTATCAATGAGAATGGATGAACCAGTACGAAATGAGGAAGAGGAAGATCTTGATGAGCAGGAAATGAAGCAGAGAGATCCTAATGCTCCAGTTTTTAGACCACAACGTAGAGTTCCTGGTCAAGCTGCCTTGCAGAATAGAGCTAATGAGGAAGCTATGATGCGTCAACCTATGATGGGTGCGAATATGAATCCGATGATGCCTATGGCTCCTAATGCACCTTTTGCGTTACCTTACGCTAATCCTTATGTCCAGCAATCAATGGGCAGTCCATTCATGAATCCATACATGCAGCCTATGCAACCTTTAGAAGGAATGGGCCAGAATCGATTAGCTTTTGCTAACAGACTTTTAATGAGATAATAAAATCTTTGATTTTAGTATTGAAAAAAATCGAGGCCTTTCGGCCTCTTTTTTATTTATATTTGTATATATGCTTTTAGAAAAATTATATAGTGATGATGGGGAGATATGGGTGTTTGATGATAATCTATACTTACTTAAGAAATACTTTGATGAATTAGAAGACCTTATGAATAGTGAGGAGTTCTTGTTAGATCAATGTAAAAAAATGGAGTTTGACGTTTCCGACACTAAGATATTTCAAGTAGAAAATCCTAATTATTGTATTAGTTTTGATGGTAACTATACATTGTCCCAACCTAACGGAGGGCGATGGATTTGGTTATATGAGATGCATTTAGAATATTGTGGAGAATAATTACTATTTTTGCACAGAGTATGTATTTATTAAAACTAAATAGGCAGGGGGACATATTCAAAGATGACGATGGGGTTACGGGGATTCCAGAGTTTTTAAAAGTCCTGAAGGCTGATAAGCTTGGATCAACAGCAATGAAGTGGGTAGCACTTGTATGTGACTATGATAGTCCTTACAGACACTTTGTTGAGGAAGAGAGAAAGAAAGCTGTTAGCAAGGATTTGTACGACAAGTATGACTGGTATGGTGAGAAACGTTCAGAAGTACTTGCAGCAATAGATAAGTACAAACAATTACAGTTTGATCCATTGGACGAACAGCTAATTGCTTTTAATAAAAAGATAAGTCAGTTTACGACCTATATGAACAATATGCATATAGATGAGGAAACGGCTGAAGGATTGCAGAAGATAATGATTGGTATTGAAAAGATATACAAAACCAGACAGACTCTTGTAGATGCAATTGAAAGAAGGGGAGAAAGACAAAAAATAGCAGGTGATAAAAAGCTATCATTTTTAGAGAATAAAAAAGAAATACAAGAAAATATTAAATAATGGCAAAGTTAAAAGGTAAACAACGAAAGTTAGACAAAAATAAAAATGGGCGTATAGACGCTCAAGATTTTAAAATGCTTAGGGGAAGCAAAATGTATGGCGGAGGTAAACTCAAAACAAAGATGAAATCTGGTGGCCGCCTAAACCAGCATCGTTAACATTAAATAAATAAATTAGACATGTTTAGAAAATTAAGACGTAAGCTAAGACGTAGAGGCAGTAAATTAGGAGCCGCTAAATTAGCTAGAGCTTCCCGTAGAGGATCTAAAGCAGCTGCAAGTTCATTAGTAAAAAAAGTAGCTAGAGGAGTTAAAAAAACAGCTGATCGTGGATTAAGCGCTGCTGCTATTGCAAAACGAAGAGCTGCAAAAGCTCGTCTTAGGGCTGGTGCAATTGGAAAGGCTGCAGCTACTGCTGGTAAAATGGTTAAAAAGCCATTAAGACGACCAGGTAAAACTGCAGCTAGCGCTGTAAGAGGCGTTAAAGGAATTGCTAAAAAAGCTATAAAAGGAAACGTTAAAAGAACTAAAAACGTAGTTAAAAAGGTTACTGGCGCACAAAAAAAAGTAAGAAGAAAATTATTTGGTGGCGTTAGACGTAGACTTAAAAAACGTTTTGGGTTTGATGCTGGTGGTCGTTACGATCAAAAGATGTATGGCGGAGGCCGTATGGGTAGTGCTGACAAAGATTTTATGGGTGGAGGTATGATGAAAAAATCATACGGACACGGTGGTAAAAACAAGTCAGGCGGAAGCTATCGTCAATTAGACTAATGTCTAAAAATAAAAAGCCCGATTTAAACAACCTTAGATATAGGTATAATAAACTATACAAGAAGGGTGATTATCGAAAGGCAAAACAGGTAAGTGATTACGCCAAGTCTATACATGGATTTGATATAGACGAGGCGTTTCACTCTAACCTAGAAACAAAACAGGATCCACGTGATCCTTTTGGTATAGGTAAAACAAAGAGAATAAAGTATGGGTAGAGCAAAAAAAGATCCACAAAGGTATAGGCCAGTTGCAAATCATGGTCATCCTGATCTTAGCCCTGACTCTGTAGCTTACCAAGAATATTGGGAACAAGAGCTTGATAGATGTATCAATGGCTTTAAACCCAAAGGAATGAATAAAATATCAGGTAAATATTATTTTTACTTGAATTATTACAAGATACTCGGAAACGATGGTTCAACAGGATCACGTAAAACTTTAATAAGTCCCTGGTATCGTCAAATGGATCATGAATACTTTGATACGTTTGAGCAATGTAAAGAAGATGGAACAGGTATGATTGTGATCAAAGCCCGTGATAAAGGTTTTAGTTACATGAACTCTGGGATGATTGCGCATGAGTATACGTTCTTTCCATTTAATGATGTAGGTATAGCAGCTGGTCTGCAAGCTACAGCAGATGCGTTCTTTGATAAAACTAAAAAAGGTTTGAATGGACTACACTCCAACTTCAAGCACTCTGTTCTTAAAGATACAGACGGTATATTACGATCTGGATACAAGCAAAAGAACAAAGATGGTAAGTGGGAGATAGGAGGTTATCAATCTACGATAATATGCAGAACAATGGATAATCCAGAAGTATTTAAAGGTGAGCGTGTATCTCTTATGATATTTGAAGAGGCTGGAGAGTTCAAGCATTTAAAGAATGCGTATATGTCTTCTAAGGCTTGCTTCATGGACGGGAACTTACAGTTTGGCGTTCCTGTAGTTGGAGGTACTGGTGGTGACATTACGAAAGCCTCCAAAGATTTTATGGACATGTATTATGAGTCAGATGCTTATAATCTTGTGCCTATGTTTATCCCAGCGTCTAGAGCTTATTATGGATTCTTTGACGTGGATACAGGCGAAGAGCACGTTACCGCAGCAGAGGAAGAACTTATAGAAGAAAGAGATAATATTTCTGCATCAGGAGATAGAGAAGCTTACAACCTTCATATTCAAAACTACCCACTAACTGTACAAGAAGCATTCTTAAATACAAAGACTGCAAGATTTGATAACTCTTTGTTAAACGCTCAGAGATCTAGAATACTTGGCAGTAAAGATTACAGAAGTCAAATACAATCAGGATTTTTAGATTGGGAGTTTGATGAAAACGAAGAGTTTGTAGTTAGATGGAGACCACATCCAGAAGGACCTTATAAAATACTACATCACCCAGAAACACAATACAACCATTTAGATATAGGTGGGATTGACTCATACGATCAAGATAAAGCAGGAGCATCTGATTCTTTGGGATCAGCAATAATATACAGAAGGTTTCTTGATACTGATCATGCGCATGACTTAGTCATTGCAGAGTATACAGATAGACCTGATAAAAAAGAAGACTTTTGGGACGGATGTTTAAAACTAGCAATATATTACAATTCAAAGATGCTAGTAGAATATACCAAGATAGGTATATTGGATTACTTTAAACGTATGAATGCGTTAAAGTATTTAAAAGAAAAACCAGAGTCTGCACACAACCCTGGTACAAAAACAAGAAATAGATATGGTGTGCATATGAATAAGCAGGTAAAAGCTCTTATGGAAGATCTAATGGATGACTACATAAGAGAAAGCGTAGATGACATTTGGTTCTTAGATTTAATAGAAGAATTGTCTGTATACGGAACAAGAAATACTGACCGAGCTATAGCTTTTGGTTTATGTTTAATACACAATGTAGACAACTATAGAGTGCAAGCATCGGAAAAAGAAGAACCAGTAGAAGACTGGGGATTTAAATATTACGAATTAGATAGAAACGGAGTACCACAAATAAAAGATTAATCATGGATAATAAGAAGTATTCATCATTCCCACAACACTTTATATCAGAAAAAGAAAAAACAGAAGAATGGTGTGATCAATGGATAAATGCAGTAGTAGGGTATATGTCATACTCGGAGTCTCCATACAAAAACTCAAGAGTACATGACATACAAAACTACAACATTTACAATGGACACATTGAGCTTAATGACTTCAAATATATTACCGAACAATACGGTATGGCTTATCCAGCTAGATTAGTTAACTATCCTATTATATCGCCTAAGATCGATTTATTAGTTGGTGAAGATCTTAGAAGACCTATGGACATCAAAGTTAATACAGTAAACAAAGAAGCTGTAATTAGAAAGCAAGATGTTAAGGTATCACTAATTATGAAAGAGCTTGTTGGTGATATACAAAAAGACTTTCAAAAAAGCGTTGGCTTTGAAATACCTCAACCAACAGACATGGAGCTTCCTGATGACATAGAGGTGTATATGCGATACAACTATCGTGAGATGGTAGAAGAAACAGCTCAAGATGGTTTGGAATATTTGATTAGCAGATACAACTATAGAGATATATTCAAAGAAGGGTTTAGAGATCTTTTAATTACTGGTAAAGAGTTCTATCGTGTTGAAGTAAGAGATAATAATCCATTTGTGCGTAGAGTAGATCCAAGATCTATTGTATATGATATAAGTGGTAATAGTGATTACTTAGATACATCAAGCTGGGTAGGTGAAGAAAGATGGTTAAACTACAATGAAATACTTGATGAGTTTAGAGATGAGCTTGATGCAGAACAGCTGCAAGAGCTTTCTGACATGTATCAAGTAGGATCGCAGGATGAGCTATCGTCTTATAATGATCCATTTGATTGGTTAGATTATGAAGATGGTCACGAAGTAAAAATTAGAGTTGTATATGTAGAATGGAAATCAATCAAAGCTTTAAAGTTTAAGATTTCTGAAAACAAACATGATGAGTCTAGGCCATTTATGAAGCAAGTTCCAGATGATTACAAAGCACGTAAAAATGAAACTGTACAAACAAAGTACGTTGATGATATTTGGGAAGCTACAAAAATAGGTGGCAAGATATTAGTAAGAGCAAGACGTAGACCTAACCAAGTTAGATCGGTGGATGACGTAGGTTCTACTCCTTTGTCATATGTAGGTGTAGTTAGAAATAACACAACTGGTCGTAGCGTATCTATGGTGTCTTTACTTAAGAACGTACAGATGTTGTATAATGTTGTAATGTATCAAATTGAATTAGCACTAGCAAGATCTGGTGGTAAGGCGGTAGTATATGATGTATCACAACTACCTACTAATATAGGTATGGATATACAATCTGTCCTTTATCATTTAAAAACTGATGGTATTATACCGATCAACTCTAAAGATGAAGGTGGACAGTTACAATCATTTAATCAATTCCAACAAATTGACTTTACTTTATCACAGTCTGTACAACAGCTAATTAACTTAAAGATGATGCTAGAGCAAACAGCAGGTCAAATATCTGGTGTATCACCTCAGCGTGAAGGAGCTGTAGGTCAATACGAATATGTTGGTAATGTTCAGCGTAGTGTAGTACAATCTGCTACTATTACAGAAAGCTGGTTCTATTCGCATGCAATGGTTAAGAAACGTGTGTTTGAAAGAGTTACTAATCTAATGAAGGTTTGTTGGGCTGGTGGAAAAAAAGCTAGTATTGTTCTTGGTGATGGTGCTTACAAGTTTTTAGATGTAATGCCAGACATTGCTTTACAAGACTATGGTATATTTATTGGTGATAGTGGTAAAGACGAATCTGTTAAACAAGTTGTACAGCAAATTGCACAATCAGCATTACAAAGCGGTCAAGTTGAATTACTTGATATTATTAAAGTAATGAAAGCTGATACTATGACTGAAGCAGAGCATATACTTGAAAGAGCTTTAGATGAAATGAAGAAACAGCAACAAGCTCAACAAGAGCAACAACAAGCTTTAGCACAAGCACAACAAGAAGCTGCTGCTGCTGAACATGAACAAAGTTTACAGCTTGAGCAAATTAAAAATGAAGGTAAAGTACAAGTTGCGCAAATACAATCTGAAACAGATCTTAAGATTGCTGATATGAAATCAGACGATCAAAGAGAAATGGCTGATGTGGCGCATTTAGTTAAAAACAAACAAATGTACTTACAGAAAGCTTTAGATCAACAAGATCGAAAAGATGAAAAGGCTGAAAACATGGACAGTCAAGCAAATAAAGAAGCTTCTGAGGGCGGTGTATCTAGAGAGAGAAAACAACAGATACAGGAAACAATAAAAAATTCTTAGTATATTTGCAAATTAGGGAACAAAAAAAACTAAACATATGTCAGAAAAAGAAACAAATTTGGTAGAAGCAGCTGAGGCTGTAGAAACTACAACACAAGAAAGTGCAGCTGATACGTCAGCTACAGAAGAATCAACAGATAGTTCAGCATTTGATCCAGCAGCTTTTGCTAGCGATCAATTGATGGAGGAATTTCAAGGAAAATATAATGAAGAAGCAGCAGACAAAGCTGACGAAATTCAATCTTCTGAAGAAGCTGAAGAGCCTATTGAAAGAGAAGGCAATTTTGCTTGGGATGAAATTGAAGTCGATCAGCCAGAACAAGAAGAAGAAGTCGAGGAAGAAATTGAAGAAGATTGGGACAGCGAGCCAGAAGCCGTTGTTGAAGCCCAGCCTGATCAAGAAGTGGAAAATGAAGAAGAAGCAGGAGAGCTAGACTGGTCAGCATTTGCAAATGAACTCGGATTAGAGGGAGCAACAAAAGAAGATATTATTAAAGCTCTTAATTCACCATTTATAGAACAACCTAAAAATGAAACTATAGATAAGTTAAATGAATACCTTAGCTATAGCGACAGAGAGCTTATATCTGCTGAAATGAAGGTTGATGGAATGGAAGACTTTGAAATAGAAGAAGCGTTAGATAAGATGGAAGACTCTGGTGTTATGAAGCGTGAAGCTTACAGAATCAGACGACAACTTAATAATGCTATAGAACAAGAAAAAACTAAGTTCTTTAAAGAAAAGCAACAAGAGGAGCTTTCTAATAAAGAAAAAGTAGCAAGAAATAAAAAAGAATTACAGGGAACTCTAAAGGAAATGAAATCCTTTATGGGTGGAGCTGTAACAAAAACGCAATCGAAAGAGGCTTACAACTATATTACGTCAGGTAAAATGGCTGAGGACATCTGGAAATCTCACGACAATGCTTCGGAGGTAGCGATGTTTATGCTATTTAAAGACAAGTTTGCTAAGATCCTTCGTTCGCAAGGCTTGGAAGATGGTAAAGCTAAAATATTAAATGAGATTACCGCTCCAAGTTTAAGCAGTAAATCAAGACCTCGTACTAAAGTAAAAGGAAGCGGTTTTGATCCATCTGCATTTATGAGAGAGTAACTTACAATACGAAAGGGCGATGCCCAAAAGTTACGTAGAATACTCTGGATTATAAAAACAAGTGTTTATTAATTTTTTAAAAGTAATTTAAAATGGCAAGAATTTATAAAGGAACCTATGGTTCTGGAACTTCACCTGAGAATGCTTTGAACACAGCGCTTTTACAATACCCAGAGATTGCAAAAACGTTGATTCAACAGTATCCTCGTTATTCGGCAACTTATCTTCTAGAGAAGACAGGTCGTCATGCAAGTGAGAAAGTGTTAGGAGATAACTCCTTCGAGTGGAAAGTAATGGGACGTTACAACGCTCCTTCTTTTATGACTGGACACTTCTCAACTAATGGAACTACATTTACAGCATCAGGATCAGTAGGCGAAACAGCAGGTTTCATCACAGCTGCAGATGCTAACGGAGATGTATTCTACTTAATCGTTGATGGTACTACTGGCGCAGGAACTGACGCTGCTAGAACTGGAGATTTCTTAAACAAGTTTGACATGGTTCGTTTCCAGTCTGGAGCTACAGCTTTAGTATTGGAAGATCCTATTGCAAACACATCTGCATCAGGTGCAGCAACTGACTTTATTGTTAAGTTTGAAATGGTTGGTGCTCATGATGGTTCATCTGTAGTAGCTGGTCTTAAAAGATCTGACGTTGCTGACGAAGCAATTGTTGCTTCTATTGGTTCAGCTTTCCCTAACGGTTCTAATGGAGCTGATGTAGGTGAAAACTACGTGTATCCAGATACTTACACTAACTTCTTAACTACAATGCGTAAGAAGTGTTCAGTAACAGGTAAAGACCTTACTGATGTAACTTGGATCGAGAACAATGGTCACCGTCTATGGTACTTTACTAAAGAGCAAATGATGATGGATGAGTTCATGTATCAGCAAGAGCTTCAAAGATGGTATGGTCGTAGATCAGTTACTGATACTACAGCTCAAAGACCAGGCGCTTACTCTACTTCTTCTTTAGGTACTTCAGGTACTCAAGCATCAAGTATTGTAACAGGTGATGGTCTATTGGCTCAAATCGATTCTTCTAACCAAGCTTCTTATACATTAGGCGCTTTGACTGAAGACATTATTACTGAGTTTTTAGCTAAACTATCTTTAAATGCTACTAACGCTGAAGGTAACGAGTGGGTTGTATTCACAGGTACTGAAGGACGTTTAGCATTCCACAAGGCAATGAAAGACTTATTGATCGCTCCTTCTGGATCGTTCACAGGTGGATCAATGTCTGGTGTTAGTGGAGATGTATCTTTAGGTGCTAACTTTGTATCTTACGAAGCATTAGGAAACAAGCTTACAATGGCTTACTGTCCTGTATTCGATGATCAAAACATTCACAGCGCTGCTTCAGGTACTAACGCTTTCGGTGATAACCGATTGAAAGAATCTGCTAAAATGGTATTCCTTGATTTCGGTAAGACTTCAGGTGTATCTAACATTGAATTGATTACTAAAGGTGCTGAAGGTACTAACCGTTCTTTTATTAAAAAGTACGTTGCTGGTATGATCAATCCTTATGATCAAAAATCAATGATGTCTGCTAACGCTGATGACAAGTTTGAGTGTCACGTTATGTCAGAGTCTGGAATTATAGTTCGTAACCCATTATCTTGTGGAATTTTATCCGCATCATAATATAAATATATAGAAATTATGGCAAGATGTATGTTAGGTTTTATAGTAGACGCTAATGATGGCGGCTTTGTAAATGTTGATAATATTCACCACATTGAATTATTAAGCACCACAGCTATTGATGTTCACTTTAAAGGTGATGATGGCGCTGCTGGTAGTGCTGAACTTACTTGTACTGCGAATAAAGCAGACGAAGTAGCTAAAGAGTTAGCTCGTTTGGTTGTTCAAGGACAAGGTGTTATCACAGTTGCAGATAGTTTGAATAGTAATTTTGCAATTGCAGATGTTTCTGCTGTAGCAAACTATAGCAAATCTGCTTAATAACTGAATTTAACGATTAAAGAGGGGTGAAGTACAGAGTAACCCCTCAATAATCACTTAACTGGTATTGACGGAAGAGAAGCTTTAACGGCAATACCTTAATTTTTAATATTTAAAATAAATAGAAATGGCTTTAAAATTTGATTTTAATAAGTTAAGAACTGCTATCGGTGGTTTCTTAACTCCTACAAAATTTGACGGAACAGCGAATGCTGCTGGTTTTGAATCAGTACACATTCCAAAAATGCGTCAAGCATATATTGTAGAAACAGCGAATGCTGCAAAAACGTTAACTGCTGAAGATTCAGGAAAGATTTTTCTTTTGAGTGATTCTTCTGCGGCAGCGTATACAATTACATTACCAACCGCTGCTCAAGCAGAGGAGGGAATGTGGTTTAGATTTGTGAACACAGAAGTAACTCCAGCTGAGGTAATTACTATTGCTGCTGGATCTGCTATTATTGCTGGTCCTTTAAAGGATGCTGGTGGTGATGTAGGTGCTGGTACTGCTGGTACAGAAGTCTCTAACATTCTTTTCGGTACTTCTGCAGAAGTTGGTGATTTTGTTGAGCTAGTTTTTGTTGGCGGATTTTATGTTATAATGGGTGGTGGTTCTTCTATTAGTGGAGCTATTACTACATCGTAATTAACAATTTGAGTAACGGAGGGGCTTGTCCCCTCCATTATTCTTATATTTGCAATATGAAAACAATTCTAGCGGTAAGAGATGGTAAGGTTGTAGATATTACAAACGAACCACAAGAAGTAGAGTCAAGAGCTTTCCACATCAATGTAAAAGGTAGTGGAGGTCTTAAATGGCTTAATACATCCGCAAACAAAACTTGGATAACTGGTAAAAATAGAGTCGTAAGAACTAAACAAGGTGATCCAACAAATTTAAAGTAAGGGAGTAATTAACTAAAACTAAATGAAATGAAACACGTAGTATTAATAAAAGCAGCTAATCCAGGCAAGTTTAACTATGCTAAGTTTGGCACTTACAAAAACAGAAAAGGGAAGCTAATCACACTTATTGATCCAAATGGATTAGAAACAACTGGCTGGGAAATGTTCCAAGCTGTAGTTCCTTTGGACATTAACGATGAAGACGATAGAAGAATATATGAGTTTTTAAAAGATCATCCTATGATGAGCGGAAAGTACATCATGGAAGATATATCTGAACAAGAAAACAAAGCAGCAGAAGTAGCATTAGCTAAGGCCGATTCAGTTACAGCTGCCGCATCGTTATCTAAAAAAGAAATAGAAAACTTATGTAGACTTATAGGTCTTAATGGAGACTGGGACGATAACATTCGCAAAGCTAAGATTATTGGCTACGCAAGTGACAACCCATTAAAGTTTATAGAGTACTTAAATGATGCTGATGCACCATACAAAGTATTTATTAAAGTATGTTTAGAAAAGCAAATATTTACGTTTGTAAACGGTACATATAAATATGGATCTACAAACATAGGATTATCAGAAGATCAAGCTATCATGTGGTTAAAAGATAATTCTGATATTTATGCTTTACTAAAGAATCAGTTAAGAGGTAATGCACCACAAGAGGTGGTTGAAGCAGAACCAGTTAAAACAGTTAAAGCTAAAAAATAGTGAATTTACAAGAAGCATATGATATGATTGATCTTTTGTTAGATAAAGCTGACCAGCCTTATTTTACAGATGAAGAAAAAAACAAATTCTTAGATCAAGCTATCATGGCTTTTATAAATCATCACTATGAGTTCTACGATCAAGAACAAATATCTCGTGATGCATTGATGTTTTTTGTTCATACAGAACAAATAGGATCTAGTGATGATACAGAAGATGAAACTGTTTGGAGTGGCTTTGGAATGGATTTACATAAAAATTATATTCATTTAATTCATTTTAGAACATTTTTGCTTGACTCTGAGAATGTGCCTTATAGAAGAAGAAATCATAAAATTATAGGTACAAAAGATTTTTGGGATCACGAGCATACGTCTGATCCTTTTAAGAAACCTTCTGATATAAATCCATATTGTTATGTTAGGCACGGAATGAATAATATTGCAAAAGTTTATTTTAGACCTACAAGTACAACAGGTGAATCGCAAGCAGTACAACTTATATTTCGAGATAGAGATGAGGTTTTTAATGATGACGATAACAATAGAGTTAAGGAAATATATCAACGAGAGATATTAGATTTAACTGTAAGAAAAATGGTTGTGAATATTGAAAGTATGAACGTTCAATCACAATCTATAGAGACAGAGCAGAGCAAATCAATATAAGAGCTTTTTGCTCCCTGCGCAATAATAGGTCTGCATGCTTTAGGGCAGAGGGCCTATTGTTGTTTATACGAATAAATTAAAGTATTTTTGTAAGTGGTATGGCAACTTTAAATGAACTAGCATATAATATTAAAAATATCGCTTATGGCGGTAATACTAATACTGAACAAAATGTATCTACACAACAAATTAAGTTTTGGATACATTACTACAGGGCTCAGATAATAGGTGAATTGATTGCTGACGGCAGAGGTGTGCCTATTGATTGTTATCAAATATTAGGTATTACACAGGAAGATGATCATCAAAAAGATACTGTATGGTCTACTTATCATGATACATATACAACCAGCCCTTCATACATAATCCCTTTTTCTGGGAGAACAGCAGATGACGCTGGATTGAATAAGTTTCATGGTGTTGTAGCTGGTGCAAAAGATGTTAACGCATTAGATCTCACTCATTCTTATTTTTTTGAAGAACCAAATGATTACGGTATTATAAGATTAAGAATACCTCATTTAGTTACAAATAATTCTAAACATGGTTTAGGCAGGATTAGTGTTGTAAGTGTAGAGGATTCAGAAACAAGACGTGGATCTACCAATGTTTCTATAGTAACAAGAGACGAAGCAACTTTCAAACAGCATAATAGATTTACACATAGTACGCCAACAGCAAGTATGTCTATATACAGCTCTGGTCAATGTATATTACAAATAGATAATTTATTATCTGTAAACAGAGGAACTGTAGGAAGTTATGATTCGACACCTAAATCATACGCTATTGTTGTTAGTGCTTTATTAAAAAATCCAACTGAAAATAATAGTTGGACAAATGATGATTTAGAGTATCCTCTACCACAAGAAATGGTTAGTGATTTAAATAGAAGAATATTGGGAGCAGAAATGCAAGCGTCACTAACATCAATAAATGATCCAATAACTGATAACGCAGATACGACAAAGAATGTTCAGCCGCAAGCACAGAGATAAATACGAAACGGCTAGAGATATATACAACAATATAAAAAAAGTTGTAACAGTCAAGGGAGATTGGTTGAAGGGACAAAAAAAGTTTAGGGAAAAACAACTTGATTACAAAACATATTATGCTGTAATCAAAAAGTTTTTTGAAATACTGGCAAGAGATTTAGTACAAAAAAATGATCTAATTCATTTGCCTGGAGATATGGGTTACTTGTATTTAGACAAGAAACATCACAGAAGAGCTTTTCATTATCGTGTAGATATAAATGAGTCTAACGCTAAGGGAGAGCTTGTTAAATACAAAGTACCCATACTAGATGATTATTATTACAAGGTTGTTTGGAAACGACCAAAAAAATATAGTAAATGTAAAATTATGCCGTTAGGTATATTTAGAGAAGAAATTAAAAAATTAAAAACTACATAAAATGGCAAGTAGATTAACAGCAGGAACATTAACAGTAACCATCACAGAGGCATTGTCTGTAACACACAACACTTCTGCTGACAATAGATCACACGCACAGACATTAACTAAAACTTTTGCAAGCATAGATAATATTGATGTTCGTATCTTGAATTTACCAAATACAAATCAAGTAAAGATTGTTGATTTAGTAGATAATGGTAGTGAAGCTGGAGCTCCTGGAGCTTTTAAAAGATCTGCTGTAGAATACATTAGAATAACCAATCTTGATGATACTAATGCGGTAGGAGTTATCTTAGAGGACACAGGCGGTGATGTTGCAGGTATTACTGTAGATCCAGATGCAAGTTTTATTTTAACATCTACAGATATTGAAGCAAACGCTGGTGGTACAGCAGTTACTGCAAGAGGTGGGGCTATAGATGAAATATTTTTAAGAGCAGATTCAGCAAACGTACAAGTAGAAGTATTAATAGCAACAACAGCATAGTATGAGAGTATCCGCATTTAGAGTATTTAACAATGTTTCTAGAAACTTAGGCTTAAGAGAATACAATAAACATGTAGATTCTTGGGCTGAATGGGTGTTTGAGGCAGAACAATATATTGGTAGTAAAGATACGTTTGAAAGAGCTGAAAGAACCTATGCTACAGAAGCAGCCTCACAAGTTGCTAAAATAAAATTTACTGATAATTCCTTAGACAAACAATCTATAACAATTAATGGAACTAAGTTTGTATTTAGGCTTCTAAGTAGCTCTGCTTATGTAGGAACAACAGCAGAAACACATGAAATACCCATAGGTGCTGATCTAGACACTACGCTTGATAATGCAGTATCGGTTATAGATGGATCGTATTTAAAAAATGCAAAAGGTATAAATGCGTCATACACAACTGGTACTAATATTTTAGAACTTACTATTAGTGCTGGATTTCAAGCTAATCCTATTATTATAGAGTTGGATGTTTCTGACGCTCCTGAAATAACACAAAGATTTACAGGTGCTAAAAACAGAATACAAAACAAACAAATCACGCTACCTAACGATTTAGTCAAGTTGTTAAATGTCAGAGTTGGCGATAATATTATTGAGCCATCTAGTTCGCAGTTTAGAAGCAAGATAAGCGATCAACAGGATAGATATTATGTAGAAGGTAATAGGTTAAATTTTTCAAGAAAATATAGTAAAGATGTAGTAATATCTTACCTGCGCGCGCACACGGACGAGAATGGATACCCAACAGTAAGACAGGGGCACGAAGAGGCTGTAGCGTTTTACATTATGTGGAAACACAAGTCTATAGATTACTATGCTGGTAATGCACCACAATACATAATAAAAGATTTAGAGAGAAGATGGTATCATCTTTGCGCTAAAGTAAGAGGTGATGATAACATGCCTTCTTCATTAGAATTATTAAAAATAGGTAAAATATGGAACGCAAAAGTTCCAATCACATCGCACAACCCACCGTTGTATGATGGATTAAATAGTTATTAATGGCAGAGAAAAGCAAATTAAAAGGATTTAGTAAAGGCTTAGTTACTGATTCTGATCCAAGAATGCAATTGGACGGGACGTATCGTGATGCAATGAATATAAAAGTGATCAATACAGATGGATCGACTTTTACTATTGAAAACATAAACGGTAATAAAAAGGTTATTGATTTAACAGATACCAATATAGTAAGCAAGGCAGACTATTTATATAATGGAGATCCAGTAACAAGTCCTTTTAGTTATGACTATTTTGTAGGAGCTACTGATGCGAATGGAGATCCAATTAAACCATACGGTGTAGGTGATGGTGACGGCACAACTACTGAAAATAAGTCTTTGAAAGATGCTGTAAATATTGTAGGGCATTTTTCATTTAAAAATCAATTAGTTCTTATTGTGTGTGGTCTTATAGGTACATCACCATCTATTGATGATTTTAAAACACTTTTCTTTTTATTAGATTTTGATAATGACAACAACGTTATTAAAACAACTGAGCTTAGAGTTTGTTATGATTTTTTAGGCAATGAATTTCCTAATCTAAACATGGATCCTTTAATTAAGTGTAGAGTTGAGGGTATTACAGAAAATGATTGTATTTCTAGAATTTATTGGACTGATAATAAAAACCCACTTAGAACTTTAAATATAAGAGGTAAAAGATTAGAAACTTTAAATCCTGATGAATTAGATATTACACCTAAATGCGATCACTCACAAATAGTTTTAAGCAATGTTATATCTGGTAGCTTACCAGTAGGTGTATATCAATACTGTTATAAATATTTGACAGACGCAGGAGCAGAAACGGGAATATCTCCAACAAGTAATTTATACCATATATCAGACGCAGACAGTACTTCATATAGCACATATCAAGGTGGAGCTCCAGGATCTATATCTGCTGATGGATTCGAACTAAGTATTAAAGATTTAGATACTGATTTTGATCAAGTGCAGATTTACGCATTATTTTATAACAATTTAAATGTTCCTCCACAAGTTACAGAGGTGGTTAAAAAATCTATACCTAACTCAGGTGTAGTTAATTTTAAACACACAACATTGCTTGATGTTATTGCAGATGGTTTAGAAAAAATACTTATACCTTCTAATACTTGGGATATATGTAAAGATATTGCAATAAAAGACAATGTATTATTTGCTGCTAACTTGAGACAAAAAAGAAATTATATTTCTGAAAAAGAATGGAATGTTAAAGTTAGAAGATTTAATCAGGATAGTAAAGATAATCCTACCGTAATTGGACATGGTTCGTTGACAACAAATGATCCAGAAGTAAAAGAATATTATGCACCAGCTGCACAATTATCCGCTGAGGTTTTAGATGAAACACTTGTAACTGAAGTATCGGGTGGATCAAACTATGTTCCTTTAGATGGTAAAGGTTTTAATTATGATACAGCACATAGATACCTTAGGGGCACGCATAGCTGTTTATACAGCAATGATGTTTTTTCAAATATGGGTGGCAATGGAGAAAGAAGAGTGTTAGGTGCAGAAAGCTATGGTTATTATCAAAATGAAGGTGGTACAAATGGTCTGGGTGGTTGTATGGTTTCATTTAGACAGGTGCCTAAAGTATCAGACACAATAGATAACAGGGGAGGAAAAAATGATGGTAATTCTGCATTTATATCTACTAATATAAAAAATGATAGCTTCCAAACTGATAACATATGGAAGGCAGGTGGTCCTCCTGATTATGAATCATCAGAAGATAATACATCAACAGAGTTTACTGCAACATTAAATATAGGTTCAAACAAAGATCCTATGGCTGCTGGTAGTAAAAGAGGTTATCAAAGAGGAGAAACATATAGATTTGGAGTTTTAGTTTATGATTTAAATGGTGATCCTGGAAATGTTTTATGGATAGGAGATATACAAATGCCAGAACATCACGATAAAGCATGGGAGTTAGATTTAAATTTTGGTCCAGATAACGATGGGACTATAACAGGTATTGGAAGAAATTATGGATCTGGTGCAACAAGATTTAAAGAAAATTCTGATTGTCAAGATTATAGAATATCTGCAAATGGAAGTGGCCCTGTTCCTGCGGCTGGTTTAAAATATGATGATACTGCATGTATAAATGGAACAGATATAAATTCACATGGTAATGCAAAACGTTTTGGTTTTCTTCCTGAAAATAGAGAAGGTCAGCATCTTACATTTGATTTAGCTTTAGATTTTAGTTTTAAAATACCTTTACATGTATTAAAAAGAATTTCTGGATTTCAAGTTGTACGAGCAGAAAGAACAGAAACAGATAGAACAATTGTTCAATCAGGTTTATTAAATCAAACAATAAACTATGGCCCTGCGGCTGGTGGTAGCGGTGGCTATTACGGTACAGTAAATGCTAATGATACAGAAAATATAATAGATGATAATGTAGATCAAATATATGATCAAGTTTTAAATGGTTATGTAGGGTTAGCAGAATTAAGTACAAGATGTGTTGGGTTTACTGACGACAAAGAACCTTTATATCTTAATGAAGGCGATAGTTCTGTTGGTGATAATTTTCATGCTGGATCAGGATATTTTGGAAGTTTTAGTATGGGAAGGAGAAATGGTGGCGGTTCTGGTAGTCCAGCAGGCCCTGCATTAAATGTAAATACTATAGGAAATATACATCTTATGTATTCTCCAGATAGCACTTTTGGAATAAGACCTTATTTATCAAGAGCAGAAGACAAATTAAAAATAGTTTCTGTAATGAAACTGTACGATCAAAGGAGGTACGATCATCATGCGGACATGAATGATGGAAACACGATTAACGATATATCTATAGGTCATGCTAATACTTCTTACAATCCTTTTACCGATTATGCTTCAAAAAATCAACATGACACATTGTTTTTTTCTTCAAAGAAAACAACGTTGACAGATAAAAAAGCAGGAGCTTTAGTGGGAAAACTTTATGTTTTTGATCCATATTTTGCTTTGTATACAGATCATGGTCATTTTAATGGCGACCAACATTATAATAAGTACAATGGTCATGCCCAGTATGTTCATAATCCAGGTTCAATAGATTCGGCAAAAGGTACGGTTGATGGCGTGACTGCTAACTATACGTCACCTATAAATCCAAACGGAAGTACAACAATATCCTTAGCTACTGGGTGGAGTGGCAATATAAGTAGTTTTGTTCCTTGGTACGAAAGACAAATAGTTAGAGGTAAAGAGATAGTAGACGGTGAAATAGTTGCTTCTGGTTTTTTTAAACAAACATACACTTCAAATAATAATCAGTACATTTGGAGTAGACCAGGATTTTCAAATTTTACATTAGGACATGCAAAAATAGATACTGGAGCTTGGAGAAGTTATATGAAGTATGGAAAAATAGATGCTGATTTAGAAGCTGCTGACGTTAACTATGATACTATTAGTACTTTGCAAATGGGAACAAGAGCAATACTTCTGCAAACAGATTGGAAAGGTTCGTGGGATTATTTGCCAATGAAAGATCCATCATATTGCGCAATGAATCAAGATTGGAAAGCATCTAAAGCATCAAGACCAACCATAAATGCTCATGGTGAAGATTGTAATCATGGAGAGGTACATTTACCATATTATTATTATGGAAATATTTACAGAACAAATAATAATCAATATGGCGGTAATAGTGTTGACGCATTAGAAAATACAAGATGGGTTGCAGCAGGTAATAAACATCAGCTTAGACAGGGACATGGTAGGAATGATATTCATCATTTATCAACTGTTTTTGGCGGAGATACATTTGTAGGTATATACTCTCATCAAATGACAACATCACCATATCCAGATAAAAGCTATTCTAAATGGATTGTTTTTCCTTGTGAGTCTTTTGTTAATACAGAAATGAGAAGTGGTTTAAATTTAGGTAATAATGATCATGTAGAAGGATTTGATCAAACTGCTCCACCTTTCTCAAACGATTGGTTTTACAATCCAGTATACTCACAAGAAAATAATACAAAAAGCTATTTAAGCGTCAAAAAAAGAGATTGTGAATTTACTGACTTACCATATGAAGTAGCTTATTCAAAAACTAAATTAGCTGGAGAAGAAAGCGATGCATTTAGAGTGTTTCCTATATTTAACTTTTATGATGTAGAGGCTATACACGGATCTATAAATAGACTGATTAATTTTAATAATGAAATATATTTTGTACAAGAAAATGCATTTGGACAATTACTTGTTAATCCAAGAACATTTTTGTCAGATGCCACGGGTGGGCAAACATTATTTACTGGATCGGGAGATACAATTGAGTCGCATCAATATATATCTGTAAAGTATGGTACACAACATATGCATAGTGTTATAGCTAGTGAATCAGGTTTGTACTTTTTTGACTCTAGATATGCTAAGCTACTAAAGTTTGATACATCAAAACAATTTACAGTATTGTCAGATGAAATAGGTTGTAGAGATTTATTTAAAAAAGCAATAGAATATGGTAGATTAAATATAAAAGATAAATATCATAAAGCTCCTAGGGTTAATTTAGCTGATATGCCTCTATATTTCATTGGAATACACGGAGGTTTTGACTATCAAAATAATACATTATATCTTACATTTAACGATAGATTGAGAATAGATCAATATGATAGAACAAAATATCCTGAAGGAAACTATGTTTTAAATAGAAGAAATGTTAACCAATCTACAGGCGTTACAACATATGAAGTAGTAGGAAGAAATCCATTAGATTTGTCAAATGTTGGAAATATTAATGCGCAATATCCAGATGGTAAAGGTAGTGGCGGTTATGCTGAAAAGTTTTTTACTTCAACAACAATAGCTTTTAGTGAAGATCTTAATGCAGTTGTTAGTAAATATTCAGTTTATCCACAACAATGGATTGAACATCAAGGAAATTTATTAACACCAAAATCAAGAGTGCCATGGCTGTACTATGGTTCGGTTGGAAACTTATCGGCAGGATTTCAAAATGTTAGTTATGTTTCTGGTTCAATCTATACAGNTTCTGTAATATCGGGAGCGCAATTATCTGGATCATATGGTACTTCTAATAATTACTACTGGAATCCAGCAAAATATGCATATGGTGCTCACGAATTAGTTGAAGGCGGCATGCAGTTGTGGCAATGGGATCATAAACATGCTAATAAAACTACATACTTTTCTGATACGCAGTTACACGCAAAAAATTCTGCTATAGCGTTTGATTTAAATTATGAAAATACTTCTGGATTTGTTTCTCTTATGAAGGTTTCTGCGGTTAATGCAAGTGGAGTAATAACAGCAATACACATTTTAGATCCAGGATCAAATTATCCTGATGGAACATACGATATTAAAGATCAGACAGGTAACGTTGTAGCAACAATTGATGCACAAGATGGTTTTATGTATGAGTCTAATATTACAATAACATCTACGGATTCATACGCAATAGATGACGAACTAACTGTAGATGCACCAATGTCTACAAGAACGCCTGTAATACACGCTTCTTATGTAGAAAAAGTAATAAATGAAGGGCCTGGTGAAAATAAAAAATTCGACAATTTAAATGTAGTAATGTCTACAGGTGACATTAATAATGTATATTATGGGACTTCTGTTAACCAAACAGATCGTAACAAAGCTGTAAATTCAAACAATATAGCATCAACAGATATAGGTAGATATGTAGAAAAAATAGAATTTGTTACAGACTTTAGTGATATAGGTAGACAAAATATACAAACTGATAATAATCCATTTTATCAAACAGAAACAGAGTTTCAAGACACTTTACACAAATATAGAGAAGGTGTTTTAAGAGCACCAATAAGAAATTTATTTGCAGGATCTAAAAACCCTAGATTAACTGGTACTTATCTGAGAGTTAAGCTAACAGCAAGAACTCAAGAAAAATTTAATATCTTTGCAATAATGGCTAAATACCGAAAATCTTTTAATTAATGGCACTAACAGACGTTACATCAATACAGCAACAATACGGAAATATGTTTAGCCCGTATGGAGATTTTAATACACAGGCACAAAATATGTATAATAATACAATACCTGCGTATGCATACAACCAAAACAATATGGGTAACTATACAGCGTATTCTGCTGCACAAGCTATGTTTCCCGAAGTCCCATATATTGAGCCAGCTTTTGATCAAAGACAAAAAATAGGAATGGGGCAAATGGTAGGAATGATTCCTCAAGCAGCAATGTTGGGTAAACAACTATTTGGTAAAGAAGGTTTAATTAAAGGCAAAGGTGTAAGTAATCTCGTTGACAAAATAAGATATGCAGGTCCTATACCAGGTTCAGGAGGTGCAACGCAAATAATAAACCCTGTAACAGGATCCGAAGCTTCGTTATTGCCTGGAGGACAAATGCCAGCAGGTTTTGAGTTAGCGCCGAGTAAATTTGCTGCTGCATCTAAATCATACTATGGTAACTTAATGGCTGGTAAAGCAAGTGCAGCAATACCTACATACTTAGCAGGAAGACTTGTAAGAAGTGCGTTTGATGATGATGATCCAACTACATTCACAGGTGGTGAAATGCTTGGAGCTGGTATATCAGGTGCAGGTGCAGGTGCTTTTATTGGAGCTAAAGTAGCTGGAACAGCAGTAGGCACAGCATTAACTGCAAAACTTGGTATGGCAGCTGGACCAATAGGCGCTTTGATAGGTATAGGTATATCGCTACTTGGTGGAAAGAAAAAACGAGACAAGGCTCGTAAAGCTGCAAGAGCAAAAGCACAACGTGAATACGAAGAGGCAGTAGCTCAAAGAAAACAAGAAATACGTGATGCTTATTTAGAAGGCATTGAAAGAAACAGACAAGCACAAGCAAGTCAATTTCAAGCACAGCAATATTATCAAAGTGCTGCAAGATATGGTAACACATATGGAACAACACAATATAGTGAAGGTGGTCTTTTAGGACATGTTCCAGAGTACAATGAACTTACTGACGATGTTCCAGAAGGTGAAGGTATTTTTGACTTTTTATCATCTCAAGAAAAAGAAGAGTTTGGTTTTGGTGGATTCTTTAGAAGAAGAAAAAGAAAAAGAAGAAAAAAGAAAAAAAAGGGATTTTTTAAAAAACTTAAGGGAAAAATTAAAAAGACTATAAAGAAAATTAAAAAGGGCGTAAAAAAAGTAGGAAAAAAAGTTGGCAAGGTTGCAAAAAAAGTTGTTAAAACTGGAGCTAAGGTAGCTAAGAAAGTTGTAAAAACAGGTGCAAAAGTAGTTAAGCAAGGCGTTAAAGTTGCTAAAAAAGTTGTGACTAAAGTTGCCAAGGTAGCTAAGAAGGTTGTGACTACTGGAATTAAAGTTGCTAAAGATGCTGTTAAATTTGTAGGCAAAGGCGTTAAGGCTGTAGTCAAAGGAGTTGGCGATGTTGTAAAAGGTGTTGTTGGCGGTGTTAAAGATTTATTAGGAGGCAGAGGAAAAGAAGAGCCTTTACCAAAAATGGAGCCATTACCAACGGTGCCAGAAGCAATGATGCAATCACCATTGATTCCTGCAGCTATGGGTGTAGGTGCTAATCAAGGTGGTGTAGGTCCAGGATTTACCCCAAGAGTAGTTAGTGGAGGCCCAAATATAAGCGGTGGATCTGCAGGTTTTGCACAGCGTATGGGACAAGATGGCATTGGATTCTATCAACAAAATCAATTAGGACAATAATGAACGACAAATTAGAAAGGTTATACAAACTTGCAGAGCAAGATGAGTACGCTAATGGTGGTCACTTTGATGACGCAGATTCTGATGATACTATAGAACAACTTATTGAAGAAGAAGGTTTGCAAGATGCTGATGGTGTTTTATTTATTAATAAAGCTCTTAAAATGCAAGCATACCCTAATTATATTCAAACACTTGCAGGATTAGAAAATCCACAAATGAAAGGCTATCATGAAGAAACTGATTCCTTTGAAGCGTTCATACAGCCATTAGATAATGGGAAATACGAAGTTAAAGCAGGCATGGGTATTTCTTTAGGAATAACAGACGATTTGACAAAGGCAAAAAAAATGAAAGCTGATTTTGGTATTAGATCAAATGAATCTGTGCAAGAAACGCTTGGTGATATTGTAGAGAAAGCAGAAGAAAAAGCTGAAGAGTATATAGATGGTAAATATGGTGATGATGCTTTTGATAGATTACCAATTAAAAGTCAATTTGTTATACAAGACTACATGCGCACAAATGATATAAATGAAACATTATTTGATGCAATAGTAAAAAATGATTACAATAGTGTAGTTGATAACTACATAAGAGAAAACAAAGGAGAACAAAATCAATTCTTTAAAAATGTATTTTTTGATGGTCCTGTTGGAGATAATGGTTTCGCTAACTTAGATCAGGCTAAAAACATATCGCAATCGTTTTTAAAAGCTGCTGATCCAGAGGCCTATGAAGAAGTGTTTGGTGGTGAAGAAATTGATAATGAAATAGATCCTGCTACAGCTGAGAATGTTTTACAGAATAGTGAACAAGATCAACAGAAGCAAGAGGCTATAGAACAGCAAGGCGGTGAAGGAGAAATGATACCACAAGAAGAAGGTACAGCTGCTACTGGTGGGGAAATGCCAAAAGCCGAGTTTACGGGAGGAGAGCTTATAAACAACAGAGAAGAGGAAATGCGTGACGCAATGAATAGAGGGGATGACGATACTGCTGCTGAAATATTTAAAGAAGAGGCAGATAATCAAAATAACATAACTCCTGGAAAAGCAAGCCATAAAGACAATCCACTACCTGTAGCTCAAGACGGCACTGTATTAGACAAGAATGGCAATCCAACAGGACAGGTCGCAAAGAAAGGTGCTGGTATATATGATCACATAGATAAACAGTACAATGAAGACATGAGTAATGATGAAATACTTTCCATGATAAAAACTAATCACTCAAAATGGAAAAAAAATAATATGGGTTAAAATGGCAGTATTACCAGGAACACAACAAATATCACCAAAACAGGTTTATGACTATTTAATGACTAAGCCTAAAATGACTCATAATAAAGCTATGGGTATTTTAGCTAATATAAAAGCAGAGTCAGACTTTTATATAGATGCTGTAGAAATTGGAGATATGGAAAATAAAGGTATTGGTTTATTCCAACATACCTTTAAAACTCGTAAATCAGGATTACAGCAACAAGTTCCTGATTGGAAAAGTAACTGGAAGGCTCAAATAGATTTTGCATTAGAAGAATCAGAAGCTCAAAATTATTTAAATTCTGAATTTGATAGCGTAGATGATGCAGTAGTTCAATTTATGTTAGATTTTGAAAAGCCACAAGATCAATCAGTTGATGCACAAGACAAAAGAATATCATACATACAAGGTTTTAGTGATATATTAAATACTGAAGGTAGAGGCGGTGTAACATACAAAGTATATGATACAAAAACTAACAAATACACAAACTTTACATCTTCATATAATACAGAAACAAATACTTGGACACACTCTGCGGATGACAAAAGTTATACACAAGAAGAAATAAATAATATAGCAAACATTTACACATCTATTGGCGCTGAGTCAGAAGGTGCTGACAATGTTATGAAAGAAGATGAGTTTGAAGATGGCACTAAATTTTATAGAGCTTTTTTCTCAGAAGATGGATTCGAACAAACTCCTTTTACTAAAAGATTTACATTTGTTGGTCCAAAGCCAGTTCAACTACAACAAGATCCAAAGGACTTAGTAGCTTATAATGAAAGGAAACAAAATGCAAATAGAGAAAAGGCTAATATAAGTTTAGAGAACAGCGATAAACAAGAAAAAGAACAAGCTAAACTTAAAACACAAAATGAGCTTACAACTAAAGTTAATAAGCTGTACAAAACCTATCTTGCTACTAATCAACCAGGCGATCTTAATGCTTATAAAATAGCAAAAGAAGAGTTAGAAAATTTTAAAGTTAGCTTTGATAAAAATGCAAAATTATCAGGTTTAGTTGAGCAAGAAAAAAGATTAAGAGAGCAGTTAGCTGTTATACAAGACAACGCTATAGATTTTAGCAATGATGATATTATTAGTCTTAAGAAACAGATAGACAAGGTTTCTATAGAAATATCAGAAGTTCAAGGAGCTCCAAGATCAGAAGGTCCTTTTGGTTATACCATGCCACAGTTAGAGGAAGTAGAAACACCAGAAGGAAGCTATGGTTTGTCTGATCGAATTGTTGATAGTACAAAAAATAAGGAAATAGAAAATCAGCCAGAAAAAAAAGCTGAGATTCCTGAAACTATACCTAATGATTTTGTTGTTAATCTTCCTGAAGTTGAAGTAAAGCCAGAAGATATAGACGAGCCAACAATCAAAAACGATAACGTTTCAAATAATGATGCTAAAGACGGTAAAGGTTTTTGGGATTCATTAGGTAAAGTTGGTGACGGATTAGCAAAAGGGTTAGGTCTTGTAAAACAGATTACAGACATGATAGGTGGCCCTGGTACATTGGTGGCTGCGACTATGGGTAGACAAGCTTACAATGATGCTATGAAGGAAATAAAACCTTTGGAGCTACCTGGTTTGTCAGATATGTTTAAAAAACATTTATATCAAACACAACAACTTTCTAAAATGGGTTTTACTCCTGAAGAGGCTGCTAAACACAGAAAAGATATAGATAAAGCATATCAAATAGGTATTGAAAATTCTGTAAGAGGTACAGCAGGAGACCGAGCTAAATTTCTCGCAACTTCAGGCGTACTCGATGCAGAAAGATCTACAGCTTTATTAAACTTTGCAGCAAAAGATGCAGAGCTACAAAGAATTAATATGGATAAATATGGACAGGCTCTTAATTTTAAAGAAGAGTTTGAATATAGAAAAGGAGCTGCGGAAAGAGCAGACGACTTAGCAGAACAAATTAGAAACAAACAGGGAGCTTCTAATTTTGCACAATTAGCATTTCAACAAGTAGCAGATAACATGAACGATCAATCAAGTATTTATAAAAATATGTTTGAGCAAATGTTGGCTAATAAAATACAAAATAATAGTAATAACCCTATCGTTGGATTAAATACCCCTGGCTCATCTAACACTACAACAGGATCAGTTAACCCAAATTAATATGGATGCATACGGATACAATGCTTTAGCAGGATTTTTTGGATCGTCTAGTCGAAAAGAAAGAAGAAATGAAGAGCTGCAATATATGCAGGCTATTTCTAAAATGCAGGATCAACAACAAGCACAAGAGGATGCGCAACGACAATCATTTCAACAATCTATTGATCAATCATATTCAATAGCTAACGATCTATTAACAGGGCAGCACGCAAGACAACAAGACAAAGAAAAAATTAGACAAATGTCTGATGACTATCTTACACCCATAAATGATATGTTGCGTCAATATGGATCGTATGAAAAAGCTAAACAATTTGGTATAGATAGATTGATTTCCGAATACCAATACAAACTAAACAACAACGATTTTGTTTATCAAGTTTCACAAAATAAAGAAAATTTAGCTAAAATTATACAAGCCCAAAATTCAAATAAAGGGCATTTAATCTCTATGAGAGATAAAGATAACTATGCTAAATTTATGAATGGAGAAACAGATGCGATAACATATAGAGGTCAGTTAGATGGTGAGATTGATACAGAATTTTTAAATGAAATGACTGTAGAAGAAAAAGTTGGATTAGAGCATTATTTATTAGCTAATCAAGCTACATTACTTGCAGATTTTGAATATCATATTGGAGATAATCCAAACAAAGATGAGATTATGAAATCTGTTCAACAAGATGTAACTTTAATGATGCCTTATCTTGAACAAAGATTAGCTGGCACGCAAATTGCTGATTACGGTGAAAAAGAAATTAAAACAACTTTAGGTACTGAACTTGTTAAAGGTTTGGATATGGCACCAAAAGCTACAGGTGCACAGCTTAGACAATACTCATATGGAGATATATTTAAAGCGTCTGGCGCTGATCAATATTACGATATGTTGGTTGGGTACGATGAAAACTCAAGACCTATAGTTAAAAATAGTATAGTAGCACAAACAAGTGGTGAAATATTTACCAATCCTGATATGCAAGAAAAAGTTTTACGTCAAGTATTTGGTGATAGAATACAGTTTGATGAAGGGGACTTTATTATAGAAAACTTTGGAGATGGTGCAGGACTGTTTAATTTCCAAGGTAGCATGATTACTGAAGATGAGCTTGGTCCATTATCTATGGAAAAAAACTTAGATGATATGTTAATCAAAGGGATTTTTGTTGGACAAAAAGCTATTGGTAAAGATAAGTTTGGAAGAACTATAGAGGTATTAATGACAGAAGGTGAAGCAGATTTAGATCCAACTAATAGAGCTTCTACTATAAATGAAAAACTTGCAACATTAGATGATGTTCAGTTTCAACCAGCTTACATTATACAAATGGAAGAGGACGATATGTTCCAGGACGATGTATACTACAAAGAACTAAGTATGGATTATGTCAACATAGCTGGTTTGGATAAAGATGAAAAAATAAATGAAACGCTTTCATCAACTAGAACAAATATTGCTAACTTTGCTAAAGACAAAATAAAAAGGGAAAAACAAAAGAAACTTAAGGATAAAGCTCAAAATCAATTATCAACTATTTATGCAGAGGGCAATGAAGGTGGTGTAGATTTAATAGCTCAAACTTATTCAACTCCAATAGCTATAAGCATGTTAAATGCAGGAATTGATAATAAAATGCTACCAATAGTTATGACAGAACTTTTAGAAAACGCAGGAAAAGCAGCAATAAATCAAAAAACAGCAAATACACACGAAATGATGAAGGTGGCTATAGGTAATTTAAGTAATCTTAAAAAAGAAAATCCAGAGCTGCATGAAATTTTAGCATCAGGTAATTTAGAATTATATTATAGATACAAAGAAAAAGTGTCTACAAAAGAAGACATTAACAATATAAAGTCAAGAGCAAGACTTTGGACTAAATATTTTAATTACTAATGAGTACATTTTTTAATTTTACAAAAAACATAAATGCTGAAGAAAAACCAGCAGATGCTGCAAAAAAATATGATGAAGGCATGCAGCAGCCTAAAGGTTTTGAATCACTTTTTCAAAAATCAAAAGAAGAACAAGCGTACGATAGAGCAATATCGAATGCTGTAGGCTCTGAAATGATGGGAGAATCTGGGGCTGTATTACAGCAGCAGATGTATGGAGAAAATCCTGATCAACAAATAACAGATCCTGATACATTTTTAGCACCAGACATTACAGCAGGTGACGCAGCAGCAGTTATAGGTGGTGGTTTGATAGGTTCAATAGGTGGACCTATGGGAACTTTAGCTGGTGCAGCAGCTGGTTTATCTGTTGCTGGTGGAACAAAACAATCTGACTTTGGTAGAAGTGTAGCGGCAGGATGGGGAGATTTAGTAGAAGGTACTGGACAAACTATTGATTTTATTGGATCAACAATTACACCGTGGGATCCAGAAGCAGGTATTAATACAACAGTAGCATCTTACTTAAAACGTAAAGGGCAAGAAATACAAATGAAAAATGATGTATTTATTCCGCCTGAATTAGAAAATATATCATGGTCTTCAATGGCTGATCCATCATTTTGGACAACTAAAGTTGCAAGACTATTACCATACTCTATGTCATTCTTTGTGCCAGGTATGGGTGCAGCAGGAGCTAGTACAAAATTTTTACTTAATAGTAGCAAAGCTGTTAAGTTTGCAAAAGGAGGATCAAATCTTTTTAAAGCACAAGTAAAAGGTGTAACTAAAAAGAATTTGAAAAAAGCACAAATGTATAATCCATCAGCTAAGGTTGGTGATAAGTTTTTAGATGAAACAGCAGCATTAGCAAAAGGGCCACAAGCTATAGTTTCAGCAGTTGGTGGTGGTATTGGTGGTAACTTAGCGGAAGGAGCTTTCGTAGCGGGAGAAACACTTACAGAAGCGTTAGCGGCAGGTTTAACTCCTGAGGAAGCTTCAGCAGCTGCAAAAGAAGTTTATACAGACAACCTCAAATGGATTGGTGTTGACATGTTGCAGTTCGGTCTTACCTTTGGAGGTTTAGGTCGCCTTTCAGCTGGTATGAAGTCTATACCAAAAAGTAGTGTTACGTTTGGTCAAAAGATTGCACCATTTTTACAAGCTGGCGCTTCAGGATCAATAGAAGGTTTTACCGAGCAATACCAAGAAGTATATCAAGAATGGATTAAGCGTAAAGCTATATATGAAGAAAGACCTGATCTTTCTAATTATGATGTAGGCGAGGGCTATCCAGGTTTCATGGAGTTTTTCAATAGTCCAGAAATGAAAGAAACAAGAGTAAGCTCATTTGCTCTTGGTCTTACTATGGGTGCGCGAGGAGGTTATGTAGATGCAATAGCCGAAAGAGAATATCAGTTAGAGAAACAAAGAACAACATTTAATAATCAGCTAGAGAGCGGTGCAACTTTTGAACAAGCAGAACAACAAAGAGCAGAGGTTATTGCTGGTATGCTTATCAATGATAATGGTAATCCTGACAGAGCTAAAGAGAAGCTTGATCGTATGGTTGCTGAAAAACAAATGTCTGTTGAATATGCTGAGGAAATAAAAGACTCATTTGATGAGTATGCTGAAATGTTCCAGTCGGCACATCAAGACAATACCTTGAGCTATGAAGGTAAAAATCAAATATTTTTACAGAAAGTTAAAATAGCTCAGATAGAAAGATTTAAGCAAAAAGAAAGAGAGAAGGCTGATGCTGCAATAGAATCTAAGAAAAAAACTATTAAAAATAAGCAAAAGCTACAAGAAGCCATAGAAGATATAGAGGCTAACTATGCTGGATTAGAAGAAACATCAAATCAAGAAATAGCAGGACTTGACAATCTTGTAGAACAAATAGCTACTGTTCGTAAAGGTAAGATGACTAAAGATGGATCACGTGTTAAGCGATCATCTAAGGGACTTACACCAGGACAGTTCGAGCAATACACAACAGAAGGTATTGATGAGGCGCAAGCTAAAACGCCAGCAGGATTACTTAAACGTGCTGGGCAAGCTATATCTAAAGTGCCTGGAGCAATCGTTGAAGGTGCTAAGGCAGTAAGGGATAAAGTAAAAGCGGTAGGCGTTGTAGGAGCAGCTAAAGAGGCTGTAGGCGCTGTAAAAGAAAAAGGTCAAGAAGTTATACAAAGTGAACCAGCTAAAAAGATAGTTAAGTTTTTTCAAGAACAAAAAGAAAAAGGATCTAACTATGTAAATAAGTATTTAAAAGAAAACGCACCTAAGACAGCAGAAGCTATAGAAAAAGAAGTGGAAGCTGCGCTTAAAGCCGTAGGTAACAAAGGGTTTACAAAAGAAGAAGCTAGAAAAAAAGCTGAAGAGATTATACAGAAAATTAAAAAGAAAGATCTCAAAGGTGCTTCAGGTAAGTTTTTAGATAAGATGACGGATCTTACAGCTGGTAGATTAGAAGGTACTATAACTGAAAAAGTTATATCTGTTCTTAATGCAGGATTAGATTTAGTAAAGAAAACAGCGGCTACAGTAAAAGAAAAGGTTAAAGAACAAAGAAACAAACCTGTGCCTGATTCTAAAGAAGATGTTTTTGGAGACGCGAATAGAGAAACTACTGAGTTCCAAGACACAATGAACAGGATGTCAAAAAGACAAAAGAAAAATCGAGTTAAGGTAATGTCATTGTATGAAAAAATGGCAAACAAAACCGAACCCCTTACAGAAGAAGAAATACAATTCTATCAAGACAATGTAGGTGAATTTGAGAAGGTAATGGCCGAAATAGAAAAGCAAAATTCTCAAAGAGCTCCAAAACCTAAAAAAAAAAGTAAAAAATCCTTAAAGGAAATTAACACGGATGTTATTGATGAAGCTATAATTATAGAAGATTCAGAAACAGATTTATCAAATAGTTTAGATCAAGACTTAGATAACAACGATCTTACAAAATATAAGAAAGCAAACACAAGAGGCAGTAATGATATATACCAAATTACTGTCAATCCACGTGAAGAAATAGTACAACGTTATTTACGTAGAACGTTAGAAAAACAATTCCCAGGCATAGACGTTGCCTTTACATACAAACAATTATTAGAAGGTTTTGGTGCACCAGCAGCAGCTGTATTCTTAGGGAGTACAATACTTGTAAATAAAGATGCTGCAATGCAGACTGACCTTATTCACGAGTTATCGCATCCATACTATCAATCTATAGCTGGCACAGCTTTACAAAAAAGATTGAACAAGCTACTCATTAAACAAGGATGGTTAACACAGGTAGCGGTTAACTATCCTGAGCTTACACGTTATCGTGTTGGAGGAAAGTTTGTAACAGGTCAACAAATCATAAATTCATATCTTAAAAGTGATAGAAAAGATGTAGTAAATGTGCTATCAAGTCTTGTAGACACTATACGTAAATCACAAGAAGAAGGCAATGCGCAGCAATACAGAGAAAGCTCAAAAGAGTTGTTTACATTTCTTAGCGCTAGAGGTTTGATTAAAAGAATGTCTGATGAGGCTCAGTATGGTTTATTAGAAGAAGCGTTTGCTTTCTCTAATGAAGAATACAATCGTAAGGGTGGAATCTTCAATGTTATTGAAAATGGTAAAGACGCATTAGAAACTGAAAACGTATTTAAAAGAATATACAAAAGAGTAAGTAAGTTTGGGAAGAATAGAGAAGAAGCTGAAGGAGCTGTAAAAACAGCATTCCCAGAAATAGCTGATATGAATCTTGATGAGATGATGGATTATATCAGCAAAAACTTTAATACATTAAATGTAGATAATCAGCTTAAGAAAAACTCTTATAGTGAAAAGCCAAGTAAAAAGTTATTTGGTATGGAGTCTGTTACTACTAAAGGTATGTTTCAGATCGTTACGCAAAAGGTTGCGGCTAAAGGATTGAAAGGAGATGCTGCTGTTCAAGAAGCACTTGTAGAGGTGTATAAGATGAACGGCATGAAGTATAGCGTTACAAAACAAAAAGCGCCATTTGGTGTAGGATCTATACAACATGACTTTATAAAACGTAGAGTTCAATCATTAGTAGATAAAGTTGATTACGCAAGATACAGAGAAGTGTTAGATAGGCTTGCGGATGCTATTGATCAAAAACTTAACAATCAAGAAATAGATAAAGAAGCTTTTGACCAAGAAAGAGTTTTACAGTTTGAACAAAACGAAGAAACTATACAAGAAGAGAGTGATGCAGGACAACTATACGACAGAGAAGAAAAGGCTTTGTCTGGAACAACATCTACTGTAATAGAAGGTTTTTCACAAACAGAAAGCAAGAAGACACCAAACAATCCTGTAAACAAATCAGAGTTATTAGCAGAACTATTTGCAATAGGGCAGAGAGTAAAAAAACAAAATGCTTTTGCTTTTGTTGATCAAGTTCTTAATAGTGATAATGTTGAGGTGCAACGTTTTATTGCGTTTTTGCAAAAAGAGTTTGGCAGAGAGTCTTTAGTCGATGCTTTACTGTTAGATATGTCTATTGACTTTGCTAACAAGAAGATTGAAACAATGAAACAAATTAGTTTCAGAAAAGGTGACAATGGTGTAAACACTTGGATAAGCGAAGAGTCTTTAAGTATGGATGAAAAGAGATGGGTATCTCGTATGGATCAACATGCAAATCCATTATGGTTTGGTAGTTTTGAGGGTAAGACATTTAAAAGACCAACTAAGTTATCACAAGAAAGATTTGCAGTAATTGACTTAGTCAAGGCAGGTAATGTAAAAGAAGCCTTTGATGCAATATATACTGACTCATCGTACTATCAATACATAAGCCCAGAGCTATTTACAGAGACTGGTAGAAGATTTAATTACAAGGGTAAAAGATACGGATCGGTACAGGAAATAGTACAATCTAATATTAAAGACTTTGTAGATAATCAAGGTAGAGGCGATGTATTGCAAATACAAAATGGTTTTAAAAATATTCTTACAGAGCTTATAGTACAGTCAAGAGCAAAGAACTATATAACTATGGTTAATGATGTAGCGGAGAATCCTACTATGATTATTAACAAAGAGAATAGCTTACATAACAAAAATGAAAATTACGCAAAACTAAGAAGAGATAACAAACAGGCTTATATTAGGTTAATGAAATCATTAGGCTATATTAAAGATGGCAAGTTTGTAAATCCTTATGCTAGAATACTATATTCAGGATCTGAACTATCAATCAATATGTTGTCTGGTGTAGTTGTTGCTAAGAACGAAAGTTTTAATTTAGATCGTAGAAATAGAAAGTATGTAAAGATGGATAGTCAAGAGCTTATGCTTGCAGACCTAAATGAGTATCTATACAACTTAGATCTAAATAAAACAAATAAGGAAACAATATTTTACGATCAACCTATTGCTGTATTTGGTGCAGCTAAACGTAGATACTATGTAAAGTCTATACTTGCTAGAACAGCAAAACAAAAGAATGATTTGGTAAGAATGGCGTATGAATCAGGACTTGTTAATGAAACATATGGTGATGGTAAAAGAGTCTTTCCATTTGATATAGAAAAGAAAGGCGACAAGTATAAGCTTATAATAACTGATGAGTATGTACAAAACTTTAAGACTGAAATACTTAAAGACAAAAAGCAAGTAGAGCTTAATACTCTCATAGGTAAAAACGGATCTAAGCTAACCAATGCTAAACTAAAAGAGTTCTTAGGTAACTATGTTATTAATAAGGCTATGGCTCAACAACTCTTAATAGGTAAGCATAGTGAGTCGCAAAGCGAAATAGATTACATTAAGCGTGCTGAAGGTGCAATCAAGAGGCATACACCACATGATCGTAATACACCTATAGAGTTTGTTGCATTCCAAGATCTATTTGAAAATGAAAATGGAGAGTATCAAGGAACGACTGGATTGCACAAAGCTACAGATGCTGAGGCTTATGTTCTTCCTGGTGACGGACAAAAGATAAGAGACAAGTTTGGTTCTATGCGTAAGGTAGGTCATATCTTTAAGCACGTGTATGATTATGTTGAGGTAAACAATCAAAACAAAAACTTATTAGGCAAAAGAACGTTTGGTAAGTTTAAGATAGTAGAGCTTACTCCTGAAATGGAGAAAAACAATCCAACTCTTAAAAAGATAGCAGACGTACTTAGAAAACGTAAAGAAGTAATAGCTGAACAAAAGTTTGGCGATAGTCAACAAGATCATGACTTTACACCTGTTGCTACTTTTGGATCTGCGTTGAAACAATATGCTCCAAAACCATATTACAAAGGAGCAGATGGTAAAATAAAAAGAGACCTTATAGATATAGATAAAATGTCTGTTGAGGAGATAAGTCAAGAGCAAGATAAGATATACGATCAAACTGAAGAAGGTAATTGGACAGGTATATCAGGAGAGGGATTTGGTGTGCAAGTAGAGCTTGATAAAGAGCGTCATACATTCCACATGCCATCACAGCTGTTTGGACATCATCATTCTAACTTAACTACAGAAGAAACAGCTATAGTTAGAGAAATGCATGATCTAGCTGCAAAAGCAATGAAGGGCTATCAAAATACAAAGAAAGGTCCTGTTATATATAAAGACACGTCAACTCCAGCAGAAAGACAAGCAGACGTAGATTATTTACGCAAGCTAATAGGCGAAGAGTTTTTCGGTAATCTTAATACATCTCTAGCACAATATGCACCTGCACTATTACCTCAGATGCATAATCTTATGCAGCAACTTGCAGCTTCAAGATTAGTTAAGTTTGGTACTAAGGCTATGTTTAAAGGAACTATAGCTTACCAGGTATCAAGTATAGGTATGAATCTGAACGCATATCAAAAGATGTCTGAGTTAGCTGAAAAAGCTCCAACAGGAACATACAAGAATAGACTTAATAGATATATAGAAGAGGGTAGAGATCTTGTGGTTTCAGAAGGTATTATACCAGCTACAGCTAAAACAGACGGTGTAAAGATTGGAGATGTTATATTAGCTACACGTGTACCTGCACATGGTAAACAGTCTACAGTAGCGATAGTAGTTAAAGATTTCCATGCTGAAGGTGTAGAAGGAGCAAGATCTATTATATCTGTACCATCTAAAGTATCTGAAGTTATAGGATCAGATATGGACGGTGACTCTTTGTTCCTTAACTATGAACACAAAGGTAATATAGATGAAGCTATTACAATACCAGGCACAAAGCGTAAAGCTGTGCCAGTTACTAATGTTTTGAAGGAATGGCAAACTGATGCTAATAGACTATTAGAGCTTAATATAAATCTTATTGCTGACATAGAAATAGGCAGTCAAAAGTATAACGAGCTAACCACTCCTATTGACATTGAAAAGGTAGCCAAAGAAGCTGTAGATGCCGTTAAAAACTTCTATGGTAAAGAAGAGCAAAGACAATCACAATTACTACCAATAGGTGACAAACAATACTTTAATGACAACGTGCCTGCACAAAATATGATTGGTACAGTAGCTTCATTACAAAGAGTATTAAACGTAATGGCTGGGTATGGTGTTGGCTTTAACTTCACGATGAATGTAAAAGGTACTGAGAAAAGTTACAACGATATTAATGGGCTAATTGATATAGCATCTGAAGATAACGCAGCAGGTAATGCGTTTGCTGTAGCAGAGTTATTAAACATTGTATTAGATAATGCCAAGTATCAATATGCTAACAAAATGGGATTAACTCCTAACACGGTAAATCAGTTTACCTTATTAGCAAGACACGGTTTAGATTTAAAAGATATATCTATCATAATGAACAATCCTGCTGTTAAAACATATGACAAGTATAGAGGCGATCAATCTGTAATGACTGTAACAAAAGGTTCTGCTGCTATACAAGCAATAATGGAGATTGGTGGTGTAAACAAAGCTAAAGCAAAAGCAATACTTAAAAAGTATACAACAGCTGAAATAAACTTAGACATATCTAAATTAAAAAGAAACAGCAAGGACACACAGTATGCCTTAATAGGATTTATGGATAAACTAGAAAGCGTTACTGATGAGATATTCTCAATTGGTAAAGCACTATCTGTACATAAATCTATGCCTAAGCATGGTCATGATGCACAATCTCTTATAGACACTATAAATGGTGAAGGACGTATGTCAAGTTTGCTTGAACCTAATACAATGGGTAACTTTAGATCTGATCCTTTGATAAAACATTCTATTGATTTATTACAACAGCAAGTTGATCGTCAGAAGTCTACATCATTTATGTACACGAAAGAAGCTCGTGATATTATAGCATACATTGAAGACGAGAAAAAGATTAAACTTAATTTCGAAAGAAGAGAGCATAGAAAGATAATTGAAGATTATTATTTGATGAAGGTTGCTGAAGCTATACCAGCACTTAATAATAATAAAACAATTGGTGAGGTATACAATACTATAGAAGAATATAACAATAGAAAAGATTTACCTGTTGATAACTTTGTTCGTAAGTATTTATTATTAAGTAACGACAGCAAGTCTGATTACTATCAACATCAAATAGAAATAAACAAAAAACAAATCAACTCGTTTAGCAATGAAGAACAAATACAATTAGCTCGTAATGAGTTTACAGTTCTTCCTACAGAGATAAAAGATGCTTTATTGCAGTATGATTTTATAAAGAATAAATTAGGCTTCGAGCGTAACTCTATTACACCATTGTTCTCTAAAGAATACATGCGCGGTAAGTTTGATATGCTTGACGAACACTTTGAATCAGAAAAAGATAAAGAGTCTTCTACTGAATCTAAATCTGTAAAAGATAAAGCTACACAGTTATTTGTTAATCATCCAAACATATTTAAGGATGTTGCTGATAAGATAAGTGTTAATCAACAAAAGACACTACAACAAGCAGTTCAAATAGAGCCAGACGGTACAGCTAAATTTAAAAAAGCTAAGGAGTTTTATTTAGATCATTTGTCGGAAATAAACAGACCGTTGAATAAAGACGAATACTTTAAATTCTTAGGATATAATTATGATGCTATAAAACAAAGTGACTATAAATCTTATTTTGATGGCAGATATGATCAGTATCAAGATGAATATAGAAAACTAGACGCAAGAGAAAAGCAATTAGAAGAAAAGGGTATTGATAGTCTTAGCATGAATGAGCTTAATAAAACTATACAAGAAATACAGGCTACAACAGACGAAGTAGCTAATGCTAGACTGTTACACAAATTACACCTTGCTTTAGGTAAGAAAGCAATGAGTAAACAAATCAAAAACCTTAGAAATAAATCTAAAGGCAAATACAAATACGAAGGCAACGAAGATATAAGTGTAATTCGTAAATGGTTTGGTGCAAACAACATGACATCCAAAAGACCAGAGGTTCAAGAGATGATCAATGAAATACAGCGACAATATAGATTGTATGCTGTTGAGGTTAAAAAACAAATAGCTGAAGTAAACAAAATTGAAAAAGCACTTATTAAAAGCAAAAGACTTGGACTAAAAGGTTTGTTTAATCCAAGAGCTAGATTTGAATTGTTGTACGGAAAAATGATTGACGTTCAGCCAGACAGTAGTATAAGACTTTTCAATAGAACAGAATTTATGAGTAAAAATCCTACTCAAACAGAAATAGAGTTTTACAATAAATATCAACAAATAACTAATAGCTATAAGAAGTTATTAAAACGTAAAGGACAAGATTTATATATTCCTCATTTCCAAATGGGTAATCTTGAAGCATTATCTGCAAGAGGACTTCTTGGGTTATATGCTAATCATCTAGGATCTACTTCTAACATAAATCACGTAAAGCTTACTGGTGTAGGTAAATATGCAAGAAAAGAACCACAGTCATTTGAGTTTTGGAAAAATCAATATATGGATGGGACAATTGATGAAAATCAAGTAACTAAAGTAAGACATTTAAGACAACTTCAAAAAAGAGCTGAAAAACAATTAGCCCTAGGTAAGCATGAAGACGGTACAGATATAATTGCTACAGACTTAGAAATGGATACTTTGATGGAAGGTGGTTTGTTCTCAAGATTTAATGCAAGTCGTACTACAAGAGCTAAAGAGCTTACAAGTTATAATCTAGCAGATAACCTTAAACAGTATGTTAGATCTGTAACATTTGTACACGGATCAGTAGATCAAAGCTTTAGAGGGTTTAATGATGTAGCTACCTTAGTTGATGGAGTTATAGCTGTAAATAGAGAGATGGGTAATGAGAATACAGCTGAGTATGTACAGCGTGTATGGAGAGATAACTTTTTAAGAAATCAAAGACAAACATCTATATTTGGTAAAACTGCTGACAAAGCTATACAGTTTATGGTTAGGTGGACAGCTTTAATACACTTAGGTTTTAGTACAAGTGTGGGTATTGGCAATATACTTGCTGGTAAATACCAAGAGCTAAGAGATAAAGGTGGATCTAAGTTTGCTTTAGGAGAAAAACGATTCTGGACATCTTTGAATAAAGACGGATGGAAAGGCATAGAGCTTTTAAAAAAATACAGAGTTATTGAATTATCGTTTAGTGATGTGGTAGGTGATCGTGATTCATTTAGTAAAATAGAACAATGGGCATTTTTACCTATGGAGCTATCTGAATATTGGATACAAGGTACTGCTTTCTTGGGTGAGCTTACTCCGCAAGAATATGAGTCGGGTATTGTAAGTGACGAAAGAGTTATGGAAATAAACAACAAGATAGCTACACTACACGGTGAAGGTTATACTAAAATAGATCAAAGACTATTAAGTGTTTATTCATTAGGTGTGGCTGCGCAACAATTTAAAAGATGGTTTATAACATTGGCTTATAACAGACTTAAGCAAGAGGACATAAACAGATTCGGTGAATACGAGATAGGCTCTTACAGAGCAGGATATGACTTTGTAATGCGTATGATGAATGGCACAAGCAAGCTATCTGAAATGCGTGCAGAGTTTGAAGCATTACCACAGCACAGAAAAGATGCAATCAATGCACTATTAAGAGGTTTTGGAATGACCGCAATGTTGTTGCTTATGGGCATGGCTGCTGATGATGATGATTTTTATGCAGATAGAATACAAAAGCTTTCTAATGATGCTTTAATATTTACTGATGTTAATAGATTTGTTAACTATACTTTACCGCCAGCTTCGATCAATACAGGTAAAAATGTGTTACAGTTTAGTAAAGAACTAGCAACATTGCAAAGATATGAGCGTAGTGGTGAGTTTGGCAAGCAAGGAGATTTAAAAGCATTTAGCACGGCTCGTAAAATAACACCAGCCAAGGCTATAACTGAACCTTTATTTAGAGAATAAAATTAACTATATTTGTAAAAAATAATAAAATGGCAAACATTCAAGACTTATTTAGACAAAACTACGGTCAATTAGGATCTGTGTTTTGTGATACAGCAGATACGCCAATTAAACCGCCAACTAATAAAGTGTTTATAGCTATTACGTTTATAGCTGATACAAAATTAGAAACATTGGGTACAAACGCAGGAGGGCTAACAGCTGATACAAGTAATCCATCTATAGAGTTTGTGGGAACAGATGTAGCTGCTCATAATTTAGGTGCAGGTAATGAAACATTGACAGAGGGATCAGGTGGAGCTATAGTAGATAATGGAAACATTTTTCCTGCTGGCGTAACTATATACGGTAGATGGACAAGTATAGAAATTGCTAATGGTGAAACAGGAGCATTTATAGCTTATATTGGTAGATAATGAGTTTAGGATTAGGAATAGTAATAAAAACAGTTAAGCCTGCTGGAGCTTTTTCAGGAGAGTTTAATGGTGATTTTGGAGGTTAATTATGGCAAAAGGAGATTACACAAATGCAACAAGAAGAGCTGGCTACAGAACTTTAGTAAGACGACAAACATTAACTAAAGTAACTGTTGCTTCTGATGACAAAAGAACAAGAGCAGAACTACTTGATATGGTAGAAGAATTGTTCGAAACTAAAACTAGACAGATTACAGCAGAAAAATTAAGAGCATTTTTAACAGTATTAGTTTTGTCTTTAGATAATAGTTCAGATGACACGATTGTTATAGACAACAATACAACATATCAATCATTACCTTCAGCTGATCCAAGAGATGGATCAGGTAAACTTTGGAATAACAGAGGCACTTTAGCCTTAGGAACATAAAATTATGGCAAATACAAACGATTTATTTTCAGTAGCTACAGGTTATTTTGGTAGCGCATATTTAGATTCAACTTCTTCAGATGAAGAGGTGCAAAATTTATCTACAGCAGGTGAGGTTCCTCATCATGTTGTAGCTATTACAATGTTGCAAGAATGTACTTTTGAAACACTTACATCTTACGTGGAAGGTTCAAAACACTCAGCTTATATGACTACAGCTGCTGCTGGAGCATTTGGTAAAGCTGTAGCAGGTACAGATACATTTCCAACTGGTGTAACTATTTATGGAAGATGGACTGCAGTTAAGCTAGAAAGCGGTAAATGCATTGCATATGTAGCGCCTGCTTCAGGAGCTCATCCAGGTCTTAACGTACAAGCTTCCTAAGATATGCATATGGGCTTACATATGGGACTCGAGAATCCTTCTCACCGTAAGTCGTTTGATCCATTACACGATTTAGGAGAACCTTTGTTGCATTTTGATTTTTCAAAAGTAGCAAATACTTTTAGATTTCCTAGAAAACCAGACACAAGCCCAACCTGTAACGATACTATATCTGATGAAACATCTACTGTCGACCTTAGAATAGCTAGCGGTACGCAACCTGACGCAGGTCTTTGGCCAGATGCTGGTGTTATTTTAGTTGGTAGTGAATATATATCATATTCAGGTTTTAGAATAGCTAGCGGTACAGCTAGTATTTTGTATAATATAACAAGAGGTGTGAGCTCATCAACTGCTGCTGGATTTTCTGCAGGAGATAGTATAACTTTAATTGCAGGAGAATACCAAAACATACATAACGTTAGTGCTGGTTTATCTTCAGGTGATGGTACTGGTTTATTTGATTTCAGTCAATGGACTGATACGTTATTAAAAGTACCTAGCGAAGGTAAAAATACTAATGTAAATTATGTAATACCAAAAGATCCAGCTATAAGACCTTCTGGTTGTAAGAATGTTTCAGGCGTTTTTGGAGCATCAAGACCTGCTCTCAATTTTGATGGAGGAAATGATAGATTGCCATTAGATGCAGCTGTGCTTACGGGTGGAATAGATTTTACTATTGTTGTTGCTTTTAGAATGGAAGGTTCAGTAGCTAGTGACGCTATACTAGGCGGTACTATTGCTGGTTTAAATCAATTAAAGGTAAATGCTAATACAGTTTTATTTAGATTTAATGCGACAGGTACTGGAAATCAATTTGCCACAGTAAGACTTAATGATACTGATACATATCAAACTGGATCAAGAGGAACTCCAGTAGACAAAGGCGGATCAAATGAATCTATAATAGAAGATGAAAATGAATTATTAATTGTGGTTTCTGAAACAAATTTAGATGACAGTAAACAAAAAGTGTATGTATACGATGCCGCTAATTTAGTTGGTGAAGAAATGGCAAATAACTCTAATACCATTGTAGATGGTTATCCTAATAATGCAGCAGCTACTCCCGAAGGTAGATTTCAAATAAATCATATTGGTGCATTGTCAAATGATGCTGGTGATTTTCAAGGTTCAATGGGAGTTATAACCATATATGATTCTGCATTGACAGATGCGCAGATTGTATTATTACAAGAATATTATAAAAGTACATATTCAAATTTAAGGCATGATTAGGTTTTTAATTATATTATTTTTATTTGTTTCTGTAAATGGAAATGCACAGATTAAAAAACTATTTAAGTTTTCTACTTTTTATGTTGCAGCTAATGGAGGAACATCATTATCTGATAGAGATGTATATTCTGTTGATGAAAGTACATTAATGTATGACACTATATTTACTCCATATGATTACTCATTAACAATGGGTATACGTAAAATCAAAAGATTTAATTACGAAGCTACGTCACCATTTAAAGATGGGACAGAAACATCTTTCTCTGATGCTGCTAATATAGGTCTTGCTCCATTTGAATTTTTATTTGAAGTTGATTACAAAAGACAAGAAGGTATTAAGTATTTAGATCAACATCATTTTATAAGATATGTAAATCCAAAATGGTTTGCCAAGGTAGAATACATGGTAGATGGATTTGCAGATATAAAATATTTTGAATCAAGTCAAAGACTTAGACTTAACGGAAATAAAAAACTTTCTTTTAATTTAGGATTTGCTCAACGTCTTGCAGAACCTTATGGTTATGATCCGTTATCTGACTGGATTATGGAGTCTGGCAATATACATTATACACAATTAGCAATAGAAGAAGGATACAATATTGATGTATTTGAATCTATTTATACTGATCCAAATAATAATATAGTTGCTACTAATAATGAAATATGGAACGAAGTTGTAATACCTAATGTGTTAGAAAACTACGTAGAAAAGAAAAGAAATGAATTAGCTAATCAATGGCAGTACTCTTTAGTAGCTGGATTAGATTACTATTATTATAGTAAAAACTTTTGGTTACATACCTGGGCAAATATAATGCCCTATCACTATAATGATGGAGGTTTGTACTCATATCATAATTTTAATGATAATGAACAATGGTATGATTATTCAGGAGGCCTAATATTTGGTTTGAAAATAAACAAACATTTAGGTACTTTTGTAGAAGGAAAGTATCACAAGTATTGGAACAGAGAGTGGTACGATTTTAAATTAGGAATTAACTATATAATATTTTAAGATGAAAAATTTTATCTGCAAATTAATTACAAAATTAACTTTTGGCAAAGTGTGCTTTGGACATTGTGGCAAAAAATGTAAAAAGTAAAATGAAACAATTGAATGAAGATACAAGCTTTAATGTAAGCATCAAAACACTTGGTGGTATTGCTGCTTTAATTTTCACGCTTGTCGGTATGTGGTTTACATTACAAGCTGACATATCTGAAGCTAAAGAGCTTCCAAAACCTGAAATATCAAAAATGGAATTTGATATGAAAGATGTTAATATACGCCAATCAATTAAGAATACGGAAAGAAACGTAGAGAAATTGGAAGAGCGTATGATCAGAATGGAAGACAAAATTGATGCATTAAAATAATGAAAGCTTTAATAACCTTCATTATAATTTTTATTTCATCTTCGTGTATAGCTCAAATAAAAGCTGTGCACTTTAATGCAGATTGGAATAAAAACAATGATGTAGTTTGGTTCTCAAAATTAAAAGAATGTGATAGACAAGCACTTTTGATAGAGCAAAATGATAATCAAACTAAATACAAAATAGCTGTAGTGCCAACTATAATAATATTTGATGATGGCGAAGAAGTTAAAAGATTTCAAGCTGACATTAGTTTTTCTATGGTTGCAACAAAAAAAGAAATACAAAATTACATTGACGAACTCATAATAAGCAAATTTTAATGAACAAGTTTACAAGGTTTTTATACGCTTTAATTATGATTGTAGTATTTTTTATAGGTACTGCATTCGGACAATGCCCTCCTAATACATGGAGTTTAAACGTTACAGTTAATCCTGATCAATATCCTGAAGAAACATCTTGGTATATAATGACTTTCTTTGGAGATACTTTGTTAGAAGGTGGTCCGTACAGTAATATAGTGGATTATGAACCGCAATATGCAAGTATATGTTTACCTGTAGATAGCTTTTACTTTGTGCTAAATGATACGTATGGAGATGGTGTGGCAGGTAGTTTATGGGGTGGTAATGATGGTTCTGTATACATAGAACAATGTGGTGATACTATATGGCAATTAGATACAGCTGATTTTGGTAATCAAATATGGGATGTAATATATACGTCTGGCTGTCCTCCACCTCCACCAGTATTTGGTTGTATGGATAGCAGCTTTGTAGAGTTTGACTTAGCTGCTACAGTAGACACGGGGATGTGTTTTACACCAAAAGTATATGGATGTACAGACTCATTAGCATATAATTATATAGATTCAGCTAATACAGATATAGCTATAGATAGCTGTCTGCATGAGCTTGAACTAACTGACCTAGCTGGAAACGGTTGGGCTGGCTCTACACTCAAACTGTCGCAAGCAACTAGCATGATACCACCGTTTAATTATCAAGACATTGGTACATACACATTGGTAGATGGTTTTGATACAACATTCTTTATAAATCTAGCAGCAGGCTATCCTGTAAGGGCGGTGTTTGAAATAACGCAGCAATCAGATTTTACAGCAGTACAATGTGGTTATAGTTTGTATTCTGAAGATTACTATGCAATAGATATAGAAGGTGGATTTGTAAATCCTATACCACCATTCTTTCCTGTTATAGGGCAACCATATTGTGGAAATACATGCGTAGAAAAAACTTATGGCTGTATAGATAGTTTAGCTGTAAACTATAACGATACAGTAAATACAGACGATGGGAGCTGTTATTATAATCCAGGATGTACCAATCCCATATATCTAGAATATGATGCTTCTTACGATTATGATAATGGATCGTGTGCTACTCTGGTAGTATTAGGTTGTATGGATAGCACAGCATATAATTATGATCCCTTAGCAAATGTAGAGCTATCAGGATCTTGTATACCTTACGTATATGGATGTATGGATCCAATAATGTTTAATTATGATCCATTAGCTACAGCATCAGACACCTGCATACCTTATATATATGGCTGTACAGACGCAAGTATGTTCAACTACAACATAAATGCTAATACAGATAATGGTAGCTGTATACCGTTTGTGTACGGGTGTACTGACGACACCATGTTTAACTATAATCCATTAGCTAACACAGACAATGGATCTTGTACTCCTTTTGTTTATGGCTGTACAGATCAGGATGCAATAAATTATAGCCAATTAGCAAATGCTGATGATGGCTCATGTATAGATGTTGTATTGGGTTGTACTGACAGTACAGCCTTTAACTATAGTATATTAGCGAATACAGACGATGGTTCATGCATACCCGTTGTTTGGGGTTGTACCGATGGTGCAGCCTTCAACTTTAATGTATTAGCAAACACAGATGATGGCAGTTGCATTCCTGTAGTATTTGGATGCATAGATCCTACAATGTGGAATTATTGCGATACGTGCAATACAGATAATGGAAATTGTATACCTTACTATTATGGATGCACAGACAGTACTGCAATTAACTATGATGATAATGCGAATACTAATAATGGTAGCTGTATTTATCCTTTGCCTGGGTGTACTGATCCGTCCGCTGTTAATTACAATTCGTCAGCTAACGTGGAAGACAGTACGTGTTATTTTTCTGCTGGCTGCAACGTTGGTGATATATATTATATTCCTAATGAGTGTTTTGAATGGGTGATTGATATTGATCAATATTGCTGTGATAATACTTGGGACGCAACATGTGATAATTTATATCAATATTGTCTTGATGGATGGAGTGGACCAACAGATGTTCAGAATATAAGATCATCTGTATTAAGCGTTTATCCAAATCCAACAAAAGGAAATATATACTTTACAAAAAATGTAGACGTAACATTCTATAATATGTTAGGTAAAAAAATATCTGAACATAAATCTGTAAATTTCGTATCTTTACAAATCGGTCCTGGCATTTACAATGCAATTGTAAAACATGATCAATTATATATATCAATAAAAGTAATAGTAAATGATTAATAATCTTTTAGGAGGCATATTAGGAAAGGTTGTAGATAACGCTGAGGGTATCTTAGATAAAGTTATAACAACTGATAAGGAAAGAGATGAAGCTAAACTACAGCTACGCAAAGTGTTGTTGGATGCAGAAAAAGAAGCTTTTGCTAAAGAAGTAGAAGATCGTAAGTCTGCAAGAGATATGTATAAAGATGATGCAATTATTCAAAAGGTATTAGCAACATTGTTTACCGTTGCATACTTTGGGATTAGTTTTGTTATGTTTAATCATTTTGTATTGGGAGATATAAATTTAGGAGAGTTTGAAATTAGTTTTATATCTACAATATTTGGAGCAATGAGTGCTAAAGTAAATACTATTGTAGATTTCTTTTTTGGAGGGAGCAGCAAAAAGAATAACGATAATAGTAATGGCTAGAACAGCAGCATGGCAAAGAAAGGCTGGTAAAAATCCATCTGGTGGTCTTAATAAAAAAGGCGTAGCCTCTTATAGAAAAGCTAATCCTGGAAGTAAACTTAAGACAGCAGTAACTACTAAGCCTTCTAAACTTAAAAAAGGATCTAAAGCAGCAAAGCGTAGAAAATCTTTTTGTGCTCGTATGAGCGGTATGAAAAAAAGATTAACTTCTGCTAAAACAGCAAGAGATCCTAACTCAAGAATTAATAAATCTCTTCGTAAATGGAACTGTAATGCTGGTTGTAGGTACGATCAATTAAGTTAATATGGCAAAGAAATTTAAAAAACATATGATGTATAGTAAAAGCGGTGAAGGTTTTATGGCTAATACTATGCAAGATCATTTAGATATGAAAAAGAAAGGATATACTCATAGCAAACCTAAAAAGGCGAGTAAAGGTATGAAATATAAATTAGGAGGCTCTCTTCGACAATTAAGCTAATATGGCAAAAGATGCATGTTATAATAAAGTAGTATCAAGATATGGTCCTAAAACATCTGCATATAGAAGTGGTGCGATGGCTAAATGTCGTAAGGTTGGAGCTGCTAATTGGGGAAATAGTAAAAAGAAAGCTGCTAAAGGTATGAAATACAAAAGCGGTGGAATGTTAAGACAACTTGATTAATGGCAGTACGTAAAACAGCAGCTGGATTAAGATTAAAGCGTTGGTTTAAAGAAGACTGGCGTACTCCTCGTGGTAATAAAGACTATAGTAAAGGTGAAAATACATTTCGTCCTACTAAAAAAATAAGTAAAAAGACACCAAAAACTTGGAGTCAATTAAGTAAAGGTGATAAAGCAAGAGCGGCAAAAGAAAAAAGAGAAAAAGGTAGGGTAAGTAGATACAAACATGGTGGTAACTATAGAGGTAAACTTGCTGACAAAAACATGTGTTGTTGTGGAGCGAGAATGTCTCGTTTGAACGAACAACATGCATAGTGAACAATGTTTATCAGAAGCAATGAATAATGCATACAGCATTATAAATGGTGAATTAACCTTTGATAGTTTATTTAATCTTAACAAAGAGATCGTTTATTGTGCTATGTCACCTGACGTATTAAAAGATAAGAATAAAATGAATATTCTTTTAGAAGATATGATCGAATATTATATTCTAACAGAAGAATATGAAAAGTGTGAAGTACTTAAAAACAAAATTAAATAATGGCAGAATTAACTAGAATAGATGGGGTGCCTGTATATAGCACATTAGCAGAAGCTTTAGCTTATGGGGTAAGCAATGGTTTAACTGGCTATCATACTCATGAAGTAAATGGTGTAACTGGATATATGGCTGGTTCTACTCACCAACAAGCTACATCAACTGATGGTGTTGATCCAACAAGTCCGTCTGGTGGTAATGGTTCACTAGAAAATATAGAACCAGATGATGTACCATATTGATTTTTATTAAATAAAAAAAAATGTATCTTTGTAATCTAATAATAGAATAAAATGGCAAAAAATTATACTTTGACTTATTCACTTAACATGACAGCTAATTCAGCTTCAGGTTATTCGCAAAGTCAAACAGGTGGTAAAACCTTAAATATAACTGGTGTAGATCAAGTTACAACAGGTAGACTAGATGTAGATCATGATGGTGATAAAGAAATTATGGCCGCAACAACGGCAGGTAGATTTATTTATGTGCGCAACCTTGACGATACAAACTTTGTAAAGATTTATGATGGAGCATCAAGTGCTGCTGATTTAATTGGTATTTTAGAGCCAGGACAGTTTTTAATGACTATTATTAGAGGCACAGGAACAACTATAGCAAAAGCAGATACAGCTACTGTAACAATTGAGTATGCTGCAATAGAAATAGACGCTAACGCATAATAATTAAAACATGGCAACACAAGCATTATCAGTAACAGTATCAGGTACATTATCATTAGTAGATTCAGATGGTAATTCTGTACTTAGTTTTTCACCTTCATTTTCAACTGCAAGCACGACTGTTGATTCAGCGTTAATTTCTACAGGTGAAATTTTAACAAACGGAACAAGCGACACTACAATTAACTTAGCAAGTCACAATAAGGATATGATTTTTACATTTATAAAAAATGTAGACACAGATTATCCAGTAGCTGTAAAGCCAGATGGTGATGTAATTGCAGATCTTAAACCAGGCGAATGCATGTTTTCTCCTATACATATAGATGGAGCAGGTGATAATTCAACTAATTTAGATCTTGCTGCTACATTAGCTGCACAAAAAGTACAATTTTTAATTTGTGATGGTCCTGATACAGGAATTGCATCTGACGATTAATAACATATGAAACTCATAGTATTGAGATTTAGTTCAGAAGCAGACTCTACACATGGTCTGCTTTTTGAACATACAGACATAGGTAAAAAGTTTTTGTGTTATACTCTAGAAGATGAGGCAAGAGCATTAAAAGTTCGTGGAGAAACACGTGTACCTGCTGGCACATATAAAATAGAACTAAGAAAAGAAGGGGGATTTCATGAAAGATATACTAAAAAATATCCTGGTTTACACC